TCTAAAGATAAAATGCAAGGTAAAGGATGGGAAATGATTTTACCATCTCGTACACAAGAGGAAAATATTGAAATTTTTAAAACAGTAAAACGTTTATTTGATTTAGAAAATCCAAATGAAGCTCCTATATTTACCGAATTCAAAACGAGCGTTAAGAAAGAGGCATAATATGTATAATTATGATAAGTTTAGTTCAATTATTAAAGGAAGTTCAAGATAGCCCTAAAGCTATATTTTTGGCTGGCCCCGCAGGGAGTGGCAAATCTTATATATCCTCTCAACTTATCCCTAATACATTTACAGTCATTAATTCAGATGACACATATGAAGAATTGTTAAAAGCAAGTGGGATTGGTTTAAAGCAAAAAGATTTTACTCCGGATCAATTATCTCAAGCTGCTAAATTACAAGCTCAAGCTAGAAAAACTACTCAAGATAAATTAGCTCAATCAATAGAAAATAAAAATAATATTGTTATTGATGGAACTGGTGCTGCATCTGGACCTGTTTTAAAGAAAAAGCAACAATTAGAAGATTTAGGGTATGAAACATTAATGTTAATGATTTATGTTTCTCCATTAACTTCACTTGAACGAAATCAACAACGTGATAGAAGTTTAATGCCTGGAATTGTATTACGTACTTGGAGAGATGTAAATAAAAATATTGAAATATATAAACAAGCATTTGGTAATAATTTTATCTTGTTAAATAACAATCCAAAAGATGCTAAACAAGAATTTAATTCTGATTTACTTGAACCTTTTCTTCAATCATCTACAGCTATAGGTAAACCTAAATCACCTGAAGATCAAGCAAAATCAGATGCTGATAAAGCTCAATTAAATAAAGATATTGAATCTATGGTTAATAAATTACCTGAATTTGATTCAATAGATACTGCAAAAAAGAAAATAAATGAATTCGTTAGTTAAATCGCTTATACAACCTATATTGGAAGCAAACCAAGGTGGTATTGCTTTAGTACCTGGTGGTTTTAAACCACCTACTATGGGTCACTTTTATTTAGTTGACCAAGTAGCAAAACATCCTGAAGTAAATAAAGTACTTGTTCTTATAGGACATAAAACTAGAGATGGTGTAACTAAAGAAGAAAGTTTAGATATTTGGAACATTTATAAAAAATATCTTCCTTCAAACGTTGAAATTAAAATAGCAGATAACCCCTCCCCAATTTCAGACGTTGGCTCATTAATCAAAAATAATCCTGATACAATGTATTATCCTGTAGTAGGGATAAGAGGTGAAATGGATTTGGGTGATTTGAAACGTTTTGATAGCATGAAGGGAAAGTACGATAATTTTAAACCCATAGTTATCAAATCAGAAGGTGAAGAGCGCATTAGTGGTACAAACACACGTGCTGCTTTAATAGGTGGAGAAAAAGATAGATTCCAAACATACCTCCCTACTGAACTTTCAGATGAAGAAAAAGATAAAGTTTGGAACATATTAACAAAAACCCCATTAAATGAAATATACGCGGAACCTAGCGAACATGATTATCCTAAATTGATAAAATCACTTACAGAATATATGTTAGATAAAGGTATGAATATTCACCCTTTACCTAAAGTAAAATTTGTAGATGATGATATTGAAAATGCTAAAGATTTCTTCGGTAAAACAGCGTATTACAACCCAAATAACCGCGTTATAGTACTTTATACTATGGATCGTCATCCAAAAGATGTTATGCGTTCATTTGCACATGAAATGATCCACCATATGCAAAATTGTGAAGATCGTTTAGGTAATATTACAACTCAAAACACAAACGAAGAAGGTGATTTACCTGAAATTGAAAGAGAAGCCTACGAAAAAGGTAATATGACATTCCGAAATTGGACAGATACCCTAACAGAAGGCATTCTATCTGAAGGACGTCATGATAAGATTTCCAACATGATATCCTCAGATGTATTTAAAGTTTGGAAACAAGCATTTGAAGCTGATAAACCACATTCAATCAAAAAATTCTATTACACTTCAGATGAATATAATATTGAAGTAACAGCTAAAATGTTATTTATCCCTGGTAACAGTCCATTATTTGTTGATGGATCTATGGATGATCAAGGTGAACATTTAGAACTTAATTTTAGAATTGGGGTTGATAGATTACCTGAGTTTTGGGAAGAAATATCCATGAATTTGAAAGATGTAGTTAGACATGAAATAGAACATGCAACACAAACAGATCATGAAACTAATCAAAGACCAGGAAAATATATGGAAGATGATACTTTAATTAGAGGATTAATTAGAGCAAAATTACTTCCAAAATCTCAATATTTTAAACTTGAAAAAGAGGTTGATGCTAATTTGCAAGGTATGTATTTTAGAGCTAAAAAAGAAAAAAGACCATTTGGAAATGTTATAGATAGTTATCTAGATGCCCAAGATATAACACCTGAACAAAGAGAAGAAATTCTAGATATTTGGAGAACACGAGCTAATGCATTATCATTACCAAAATTTTAATATGAAAAAAACACCAAACCTTCTAGATTTATATGAAGCTATTAAACCAAAATATCTTATTTTTTGTGATATGGATGGTGTATTAGTAGACTTTGATAAAGGATATGAAGAATTAACTGGTAAACATACAAAACACCATGATGTTCAAGATAAAACTGAATTTTGGAATTTGTTAAATAATAGTTTACAAGATAAAGATATCTCCGAATATGATTATTGGCTTAATTTACCATGGATGCCCGATGGAAAAACCCTTTGGAATTACATCACACAATATACCCCATATATATTAACCGCCCCCTCTCGAAACCCAGAATCTAAAATAGCAAAACGTGAATGGGTTTCTAAAGAATTGCCTGAAGCTAAAAATATATACTTTAAACCAGCTCAATTAAAACCTGAATTTTCTGGGAAAAATCGTATACTTATAGATGATAGAGAAGACACTATTGAAGGATGGAATGAAAAAGGAGGTATAGGGATACACCATACCTCAACTTCTAATACAATTAAACAACTAAAAGACCTAGGATTATAATGTCAGGAAACGTTTTAAAAAAAGAATTCCAAAAACGAGATGTAGAACGTTTACGTAATCTTGTCAAAGGAAAACACGGTGATAAAACCACAATAGGAATTGGTTATAATGGAGAAACCCAAGAAGACCATAAAGAAGGTGATGTTTGGGAATATAATGGTAAAACATGGACCATTAGAGATGGTATAAA